AAAAACTTAAAATTGCTGACTCTTTGATTGATAAATATATTGCCGTTAGTGGCTGGGATCAAGAGAAAGCAAACGCTTGGGAATACAAAGGACTTATTGCATTAAGACACAATAATCCGGAACTTGCTGAGAAATGTTTTTTGAATGCTATATCTGTGTATCCTAAACAACACACTCCATACTTAAGACTTGCTGATTTACTATTTAAGAAAAACCAAGACGACATTGCAGTTCATTACCTTGATGTTGTTGAAAAAATACTTGGCGAATACAAATCACAATCAACTATTGGCAATCCCCTTGAAATCAAAGTTTTAATTGCAACGCTTCGGTATATCCAACATTACAAGAGAGGTCAGTTAGATGAGGCTCGGAAGTGGGCTGAGATAAGACATCAGTATCAAAAAGACGGATTGTTAGATGAGATTACAGCACAACAAAACAAAGAACTTGTAGCCAAAGGGTTTGTAAACTTGGCAACTTATTACAACAAGGCCGGAAACTTCAAGGCATTATTTTTACTTCTTGAGAATGCTCCGTTAGAGTTTAGAGAAGAAAACTTTTTAATGAATTTATCTCAATTATTTCCAGGCAAAAAGTGGAGAGATGACGAAGTTTGCTACTATGCGTCATCTGGACATAAACATTTTGAGTTTTGGGATGGGGATAGTTTGAAAACTGGTATTGGTGGCTCTGAGTCGGCTGTTATCTATTTGGCCGAGGAGTGGGCAAGAAACGGTCTCAATGTTACTGTTTATTGCGACTGTATCAATATGAAAATTATAAATAATGTCTTGTATATCCCTTATTACTTAATCAACTGGAAAGATGAATTCTCAACGCTTATCTTATGGAGATCTCCTCACTTACTTGATATGAAAATCAATGCCAAACAGGTGTTTTATGACGCTCATGACATTGAAAGTATGACAAATTGGCCAAAACATAGGGTTGATAAGGTTTCAAAAGTATTTTTCAAGAGTTCTTGGCATAGGGATAACTTGCCACAAATACCTAATGAAAAAGCAGTAGTTATCGGAAATGGGATTAATTTATGATAGAAAACAAAGATATTAAACCATTAGAAAAAAGAAGAAAACCTTATATACAAATTGTTTGTCAATTTTGTGAAATTACTTTTGAATTACCCCCAAATATATACAAATTGAGAGTAAAAACACAAAAAAATATATTTTGTTCTAAAGTATGCTCACAAAAGTATCGTATCGGCAAACCGAATAATGTTGTTTATACAAAAGAATTAAAAGAAAAATTAAGTATCGCTCAAAGGTCAAAAACATTAAGTCAAAAAGCATTAGAAAAGATGAAAAAATTAGGCAAAGAAAGTAAAAATCTTTTCAAAAAAGGACACAAAATTCACGATATATATCCTGAATTGCGAAAAAAAATACTTACAACACAGAAAAAAGAAAAACATTGGAATTGGAAAGGCGGCTTTTACAAAGAAATTTTTGCATTAAGAGGCACACAAAAATATATAAATTGGAGAACTTCTGTATTTATAAGAGACAACCATACTTGCCAAGAGTGTAATGTTAGAAACAAAAATATAAATGCCCATCATATTATTCCTTTTGCAAAATTATTTTATGATAAAGATGAAACAACTATGTGGGATATAAATAACGGAATTACTTTATGCCAAAAATGTCATAATCTAAAACATACTGGCGTTAAAAAGGAGATTTATGCAAAAAAAAATTAAAATGTTATATGCGTCGAGTCCTGATAGAGGTTTAGAGCATTTGCTCAAGATGTGGCCAAGAATTAGAGAAAAACTACCAAACGCCGAACTTCATAATTGCTATGGTTTTCAACTTTTTCTTAAAGGATATTCTAATAATCCTTATATGATGAAATGGTATGACGAAATGCAAGAACTTCTCAAACAAGAAGGTATATTTGATTATGGGAGGGTTTCAAAAGATAAATTAGATGAAATAACAGCAAGTTGTGATTTGTGGGTGTATCCAACACATTTTCAAGAAACTTTTTGCATAACTGCTGTTCGAAGTCAGTCGCTTGGTTGTGTTCCAGTTACAGTCAATTTAGCGGCACTTGAAGATACAGTTTTTTCTGGAGTAAAATTAGATGTTGATATTTATGACCCAGAAGCAAAAGAATTATTTTTCCAAGAATTGATAAAACTTGCAACTGACGAAGAAAGACTTAAAGCAGAAAAAGAAAAAGGTATTTTAGGTGCAAAAAAATATGCTTGGGAGAATATAGCAAAACAATGGATGACATATATTCAAAATTAGACACAGGTGGTGGGGCAAATGACTGGGTGATGCCATTTTTATCAAGCATTGAAGATAGAAAATTAAATAAAATTGTTGAGTTTGGTCTTGGAGTTAATTCCAAATACCTAATGGACAACGCTTTAGAGCTTCACAGTATTGAAATAGTTGTGCGTCCTGAGCAAGACGGATGGGCTGACTATGTTAGGGAGCTTTTATCTGAAAAAAACAGTAGGATCACAGTTATAAAACACATTGACGCTTATGATGATGAGTTAATTGATAAAATTGATGCAGTTTTTGATGCCGATTATGATTTGGCTTTTGTTGATAGTGGTGCTCATTGCCGGGGCGACTTGGTCAATTATTGTTTTGATATGGGTATTCCAATAATTATAGCTCACGATACAGCACACGGAAACGAAGCGTATGGCTGGTATAAAATAGAAGTACCAGAAGAATACGAAGAAAAAGTATATAATTCCGGGCAAGGAACAACTGTCTGGATTAAAAAAAACAATGGCACAACTTAACGCAAACACACCATACATACAATGCTACATAAGAAAAGAATTTACCGGACACACCGATAACCTTGAAGGTTATATCTTTGGTGTTAAATCAATGTTAAATAGACCGCTTCACTTTCATTTTTTATCAGAAATTGGAGCGGTATTCTGGAATATGCCAATTAGTGCTTTTTATCACGGAGAAGAATTTGATTTGTTATCGCAGGACGAGCAGGAAAGATTATCGCTTCTTCAAACTTGGGATTGTCAGTCAAATAATATAGCCGTTACAACTTTTGCTTTTCTACAAAACAAAAGAGTTGATGTTCACTGTAGAGACGGAGAGTGGAGAAGTGGAAAATACTTATTTACCATTGATGACTATGAAGGCGATTTAAATGAGTTGAATGTAGGGTATTCTAATGATCAAGACTCCAAGTGCTATCAATTCATAGTTTTAGATAACGGAAACTTTTGTGTACACCCAAACAACTTGCTTAGGTGGCATAACCCTGACTTTATAGTTCCTTATGACAAAGATAATGTTCCTAGACTTAAAGTTTTCAAAGAACAACTAACAAGCGAAGATATTGACCGAACATATGGAAATAGCCCCTATTATTTCTATAATAAGATAGATGAACAACACTAAAGTTTCAGTAGTATGGACTGATGCTAGAAACCCAGAGTATTACTTTACACCAAACTGGGCTGTAAAATTGCCACGCTATTTCAAGAAAAACTTTGAATTTACTTTCTTTGCACTTACTACAACAAATTCGGCTATTTACAATGAAAATGAAAATATCACAGTGTGGCTTAAACCTGATAACAAAACATTATCTTATGGTGTCACCAAGTTTACAGAGCCTGATGTTCTAATAGTCATCGGAACATCTGACTTCCCATTTGAAATACTTTTTGGCGATGCCAGAAAAAAGATACTTATTGCTAAAGGATCTAAAACAAACCCTAAAAATTACAATTTATTTAATCTAGTTATTACTGAAACTGAAGAAGAGATTAAAAACTACAAAACAGCAGTATGTCAGCCGGTGGTGGATACTGAAAACTATACTACTCAACAGGGAGAGAGATATTTCTCGGTCTGTTACCCACAGGATTTACCAAACAAATTGCAAGGCTTCTTTGAGCAAGTTCGGTTTTATGGCTCGGTATCAAACAATTTACCAACCACTGTTAAAATACCACTTACTCGGCATGACATATTAAAGACTATATTTAGTCAGTCGCAAAGTGTATCTTTGCTTGATGATTTTGATAGTTTTGATTTGGCTATGTCTGCCCTTGCTTGTAATACTCCGGTTGTTGCATTAAATAGTGTTAAAGCATCTAAAATACCAGTAGTCTATTCATCTTCAGATAACCCGGAAAGGTTTATCAAAACCCAGTATATGGCTTCTAAAAAGAAATTAGATTGGAGGCATGAGTATATCTTGCCTAATTTTACAGTTGAGAAGTTGGCAGGTATAATTAAGGAAATTTTATGAAAGTTTTATTTGTCTCAGATTACAAATATGAGGTCCGGGATGGTCTTTTTGAGGCGATAAACTTGCTCAAATATGACAGATTTAACATAGGATCTAATACTCCAAACTTTGCCAGTTACGATTTTATTTTAGGACACGGAGCATTTGGCTCTCGTGTTGATTTACTCCTTCAAACATTACCTAATAAAAAAGGGCTTTGTATTGCTGGTAATGTGTGGAAACAAGGTAATTCAGCATATGATGTTTTGTTTTACGAAACAGAGTGGGTTAAAGACTTCTTAAACTTACAAGGAAACCTAGTTCATGCTTTTGGAATCAACACAAAGCTATTTAATAACACAGACCCAACTTTATACAGATACCGAAGCATAGACTATTTATCAGTTGGTGCATTTGCTTCTTGGAAAAACCACGAAAAGATTATCAATAAAAAAGGAAACAGAGTTTGCATAGGTGAAATACAAAAAGATAACAAAGAAGAAAGTATGGGAATTATACAAACACTTTTATCACAAGGTGTTGGAGTTATACCTCAAGTTGATAGTGAAAGTCTTGCAAGATATTATCAAAGTGCAAAGACTGTATATATCCCGGCCAACATCTATGGTGGTGGTGAAAGAGCATTACTTGAAGCCAGATCTTGTGGGTGCTTGATTGAAATAGAAAACGATAACGAAAAACTTAAAGAATTGCTTGATACTCCAATCTGGGATGAAAAATACTACGCTCTTCAATTGTTTCAAGGAATTAAAACTTATGGATTATAGAGAGTTATCAAAAAAACAGAAAATAAAATTGAGAGAAAACAGAGTTTTAACTGTTGGAACTTTTGATGTAGCTCACATTGGTCACATATATCTGTTTTGTCAGTGTGCTGAATTAGGGGATACTTATGTTGCTGTTAATTCAGATGGGTTTGTTGAAAGATACAAAGGCAAAAAACCAATTATACCTATGAAAGAAAGGATTGCTATGGTTAGATCCTGCGTTTTTGTGCGTCATGCTTTTGAAAACTTTGGGGAAGAAGATTTGCGTCCTGTAATTCGTAAAATAAAACCTAAATACTTAGTTGTTGGGTCAGATTGGCTTGATAAAGACTATTTCAAACAAACGAAGTTAGATACCCAGTTTTTAGACGACAACGAGGTTACTCTTGTTTTTGTTCCAAGATTTATCAATAAATCATCAACAGATATTAAAAGAAAGATATTAAATGAAGGTTAGTGTTGTAATCTCATCATATTGGGTAGATGACGAAAAACCAAGCATTTTGCAAAGGTGTATCAAATCTCTTGTCGGATATGACGAACTTTTAACTTTAGTTACAACAAAAGAGTCTCCTCTTGGCTTTACTGACTCTTGGAATAGGATTTCAAGTATTGCAAAAGGGGACTATATTATCTTTGTTGGCGACAATAATTACCAGACTGCGGGAAATCTGCGTGAATTATGTATTCCAAACACAGTCACATCTCCAACAATATGTCATCAGAAGCAAGACTTTTGGGGTATGGTGTTTTGTATGCCAAGAGATTTGGTGTTAAAGTTTGGACCTTATGACATGATATACAATAATGGTAGCCATTTTGAGGATACAGATCTTAAAATGAGACTTGATAAATCTGGTATTTCTTGTGTTTGTATTGATAGTGTCAACTTTGACAGACCAAGTGGAGGTAGAACTATTGAGGCTGATGTTAATTTTATGAAAAAAAGAGGTATAAACGCAGAAATTTTTAGGCAAACATGGCACACGAAACAACAATAAGTTTAATATACATCTCAAACAGGTATGGTGGCCTTGATATACTCAAGGCAAACATCTTGCGTCAGCAATTCTTTGATTACGAAATTGTATTTGTTGATGGGCTATACAACGAAAGAAAAGACGAAGTTGCCGAGTACTTTAAGCATCACAAGATAATACACTTACCAGAGCCAGAAATGGGTGAGGGTTATGTTCATAAACTCGCAAGATGCTGGAATGTGGCATTTAAGGCTTGTTCTGGCAAATTACTCATATCTCTCCAAGATTACATATATATTCCACCAGATGCTTTTAATAAATTCTTATACTATTACAGGAGTTTTAACCCACAAGCCTTGTATTCTGGTGTTGGACACCAATATGCAAAACCCGGAGTTGATAAAATCAAAAATCCAAAGGGCTTGATATCTGTTTTTGAAAAGGAATACACTAAGAAGCCTGAAAACTTGGTCTGGACTGACCCAAGAGTTAGAGGCACAGACTTACGAATGGGTGAACCTATTGAATGGGAAGCCAACTGGTGTGCAATCCCAAGAAGTATCATTTATGAATTAGGTGGTATGGATGAAGAATATGACAAGCATGGCTTTGGATATGACAACACAAACATAGCCGAACGAGCCAAAATGTTAGGATATCCTACTTTCATTGATCAATCAAACGAATGCTTTGGGTTTAGACATGATGACTGGTGGCCAAATAAACTTAAAAACTCACAAACTTACGCTGACAAATATCACTTTGAAATCATCAACAAAATGAAAAACGGACTTGTGAGCCCTATCTTGAAATACCTGTCTTGAAATTGTATTGGTAAGTCATGCTTGGTGCTGAAAGTTATCAAAAACAAATAATTGAAACAAAACCTGTTGAGACTGTGCTTGTTGAGGAGACAAGGCAAAATACTGTTTTACCTGATAATACTGTTGTTAATAAGGTGGCTGAAATGTTTGGCATTATGCCTCAGGAAATTGGTAAATACTCGCCAGATCTTAACGAGGCTATAGAGTTTGCTAAAAAACAGGGTGCTACCTCTTTAGAGGATATTATTTATCACATAAGACAAGTGAGTGATAATTTGGCAACAAATATGCAAGAAAGAAAAATCAAAACACTCTCAAGATATCTCTTTTTGATATCCCAAAGAGATAAAGTTAATCTTGATATTGAAAGGATGAAACAATGACATCCCCTGTTTTAGAACAATTAGGAACCGGACACATGTCGCCTGAGGCGATTATGATGTGGGATCAGTTCGGAAGAGTTGGTAATAGCGAGTCAGGACAAGCCTATAATAGGGTTAGGGAAGTTGATGAAATACAATTAGTTGATGTGGCAGGTGCTGATATATACATAGGTTATGCAATTCCACAATCCAGCGTCTCACTTGCTGTCTGGAAGATAAAGCGAGTTAATACAAATAATCCAATAAGTATCTATTATGCTGACGGCTCGGTTTACTATGATAAAACTTGGGCAAGTCGTGCTTCTTACACTTACGCATGAGTCAACCATTAATTTTTGATTATATTCTTGGTAAGATGAGGCTTTCGGATGCGGCTCTTGCTAGTGCTGCAACTGTTTCTATTCCAGATCCATTAAATGTTAATGCTTTATCTGTTAATTCAACTGCAAGTATAAATTTGCTATACTTTAACAATGGAAATGCTTCTACAGGAACTTTTGGCAATCTTACAACAAACAATCTCGTTACTAACTCAACTGCTTCAATCCGTGTCGGACATTTCAACGATGTCTTTGCCTCAACTATTTCAACAAATAGACTCTTTACTAACCAACTTTTCTCAAGCACAGCAACAATAGGTGACGCACACTTATTAAATATCAACTGGAACTTAAATAGTGGTTCAACCTTATCTGTTGAAGGACAGATGAATTGGTCATCTGACTTTGGAACGACTGTTTTAGGACTTGCAGGAGGGACTGTTGATGTTGCACTTGGAATGGAAACAATGTTTCCAAAAAGAGTTAGAAACTCAACTGGAAGTGCTATGGCAAAAGGCACAGTTGTATATATCAATGGCGTGTCTGGTAATACTCCAACGATTGCAAGGGCAATAGCAACTTCAGACATGACAAGTGCTTACACAATCGGCATGACTTCTGAAAACATAAATGATGGTGCTACAGGTTGGCTTACAACTTTTGGAGAAATTACAGGACTTAATTTATCAAGTTACACAGGTGGGGACACTTTATATTTATCAGCCGTTAGTGCTGGACTTTTCACAAATCAAAGAGTTTACGCACCTAGCCATTATGTAAGAGTTGGAACTGTTGTAAAAGCAACTAGTGACGGCAGTCTTGTTGTTAATGTTATAAATGGTTTTGAAACTGACGAATTGCACGATGTTTCAATTACAAGCCTTGCTTCAGGACATATTTTGCAATCTAATGGTTCTTTATGGCAAAACAGAAGTCTTGCATTAACTTTGAGTTTTTTATCACTTGGCTCATTAGCCGTTCAAAACTCTGTTAACTTTTTCAATCTGGTGTCATATCCAAGTCTTGGTAGTTTATCTATACTTAATCAATTATCCTTTTTCGATTTAACTTCAAGACCAAGTTTAGGTTCTATTGCTGCATTAAATGTAATAATTCATGGTTCGACTGTTTCAAGAGGTTTAGATGACCATACTCAATACGCTTTACTTGCTGGTAGAAGTGGGGGGCAAACATTATATGGTGGAACAGCCAATAACAATACCCTTACTCTTTACGGAACATCTTTTATTGGGGGCAATGGAGATGTAATTATTAATCCATTAAACGGGTTTACAGCAGTTGGTCATACGACTCCAGACGCACAACTACATACAAAATTATCGACAGCAACAACTACAAGTATTTCTGCAAGTAAAACTGAACTTATTGCAAATATCGGAGCAAGTCCAACCTATTTATATGCAAACGAAAACATCGTAGGGTTATCAAGTGGTGTTTCTTCTATCACTTTTACAACTGGAGTTAGAAGTATTATAGATAATGATAACGCTGTTGGAGATGTTGTTAGATTATTTGAGGGTGCTTATTCTCAAAATTTAGGAGACATAGATACTGTAATCGGTTTAGATTTATCTACAACTCCTGCTAATGCGTCAATAGCTTGGCATTACCATTTATACTTATCAAACGCTTGTATACCAGTAAAAAATGACACTTTTTCAATTTATTCAGCTGGAGGTAAATCTTATCATAGGGGATACATAGGTATTAACAATATTTTTCCAAATGCTGGACTTGATATTGTTGGTGAAACATCTAACGCAAACACATATTCTATCTACACAACTGATAGTAGTGGTAATGTAATTTTTGGTGTGAGAAATGACGATACTATTGGTGTTGGAATAAACCCAACTTTTAGTAGCAATAATAGGTTTTATTGTCGTGATGAAAGAACAAACCAAAATGGAAATAATCTTTTTGCTACAGGAAATAATACTTTTACCACAACTGGAACTAGGTTTGTTAGAAATTTTTATTCTCAACCTTTAATTGTAATAGCGTCTGGCGTATCGCAAGGAGGTTATGTTTACGGAATGTCTGCTGATGTTTTGCGTGACCAAACAACGGATAGGGGTGGCATCAATTCTTTAGAAACAATGAACTTTGCTTTTGGACACCTTAGGTCATTACCGTCTCCTTGGAATCAAGTTACAAATAATGTAGTAGGGGTCAATCTCAGACCATATTCTGAAAGAGGAACTATTACTAATTTATACAGTTTATTTTTCGATAGTCGGTCATCAACAGCAAGTAGTATCTCTGGAACTGTTACAAACGCCTACACTATTTACGCTGAACAAAGCGACCAATCATACTTTGCTGGAAGAATTGGAATCAAAGACACAACTCCTGACGCTGAACTTGATGTAAATCAAACATCTACAACTGCTGCAATTCCAACACTTATTTTATCGCAATCTGATTTGTCTGAAGAGTTTATAAACTTTGAGTCAACTATTGGAACTGGAAATCCTATCGTTGCCTCATCTACGGCTACAACTTTTTCTCATAAAGTAAGAGTTTCTGTCAATGGAACTTTTAAGTGGCTATATCTTTATAACGCTTGATTTTGTATAATATACCTATGGCATTATGTAAAACTGTTCAAACTCCTTACGGAATAAATACCCAGTATCATAAAATATACGACTTCGATGTTTCTTTCTCACAGAAAATGGCAAGGTGTAAATTAGTGTCATATTTATCCAAAAATGACTATGACTTGGGTTCTCAATTCTTAGAAAGTTACAGATTTACTTGGACTGGAGATGAGTTTGATTTTACCCATGAAGAAAACATTACTGCCAAAATGTATCAAAAAATAAAACAAACTCCTGAATGGAGTGACGCTAATGACTGCTGAAGAAAAAAACAGACTTTTTAATTTAATAGCTTCTGCTTTAATGTCTTACAAAGGCACTTGGAATGAGCATACAGAACTACAAAAGGCACTTAAAACAATTTCAGATTACATTGAAGAATTAGAGCAAAATCAAAACAAAGAAGTCATTGAAAAAACTTTGTAATTTTATATTTATAAGTCATGACTACATATAAAACAGTTGGTGACATATTAAAATCAGTCGGAGCATTAACAGAACAAGACGCTATATTCCCAACAGGAACAGACTTATCCGTTAGGATTCAATATGTAAATGACGCTCTTGGAGAATGGGCTGACGCTTACACTTGGGAAGATTTACGAATTACATATAACATCAACACTCTTGCCTCACTTACATCAATTGGACTTCCAACAAACTTTAGACAGCCATTATCAACTCTTTATGTTGCAACTGAAACCAGTCTTGATGAATATGCGTTAATTAACGCAAGAGATAGGTTTTCCAAAGAAGCAACGGATAAGTATTGCTACCTATACGGAACATTACGAGAAAAATCATTACAAATACCAAATGTTATACCGGCTAATGCCTCATGTGTAATTGACTATATGTCTTTTCCTTCATCAGTTGCCAGTTTTAATGACTATGTGCCAATTTCATCATCTCAATACCTTGTAAAGAGAGTGTCGGCTATGGTTTTTCAAGCCAGAGGTGATAACAGATACCCACAACTTCAGGCTGATGCTGAAAGATTTCTATCAAATACTATCGAGGAACAAAATGTGCCATTTGGTCGGGTCAATAGAATACCGATTGATTACCAAAGTTTTTCGATAGGAGTTGACGGATAATGCCAGTTCTAAATACCAGAAGACCACAATATACTCCACAAAGGATTTTAGAGATAAGTTACAACGGATTCCCGGGTGGACTTAACTTATTTTTCACACCAACAGAAATCAAAGCAACAGAGTTATCTCAGGCTGATAACACAATGCTTATAGGTGCTGGAGTTGTAACTGGTAGGTGGGGAAGTCAGACATATTTCTCTGCTGGATCTGGATACATAAGAGACTTGAATGTCTATCAAAACATACAAAACGCAACAAACGAACTTTTGGCTATAACAGATAATGGTTTTTTGGTTAAAAAGTCTGGCACATCAAACACAATCATTACAGGGGCATCTTTTGCTAGTGGGGCTATCATATCAAGTGCTCAACTTGGTAATAATATGTATTACGCCTCAGATTCAACAAACTTTACAAAATATGACGGAACTAATTTGTCAGTTTATACAGGTATTTCAAGACCATCTTTATCTGGTGGTATTTCTTTGATATCTGGAGCCACAGGAACTGCAACTTGGAGTTACAGAGTGACAGCATTCTCACAAACAGGTGAAACACTTGGTTCTCCAGCCGTTTCAAGAACTCTTTTATCTTTTAACAGAGACCAAATGTTAATCAATGTGGCTTGGTCTCAGCCATCAACTGCTTCAACTTTACTTAAAGGTTTTGGAATATATGCCGGACTTCCAGGCGAGGAAACTTTAATTGCCAATGTTGGCCCAGATCAAAGAAACTTTGTTGATAATGGTTTTACACAATCAACAATTGCAAGTCCAACAACTGATACAACGGCCGGAGTTAAAGCTAAATACATAAAACGATTTGATGACAGGTTAATTTTGGCTGGAATTGCTAATGATCCGACAATGGTTATGATATCTGGTAAATTTCCTTATCAAGACAGGTTTAATTGGCAGTCTGGTGGAGGTTATGTCAAAGTTGCACCTGATAGTGGGGATGAGATTACAGGCATTGAGGTTGTTGGTTCTAACTCAGTTGGAGCATCTCTTGCTCCGTCAATCTTGGTATTTATGAAAAACTCGGTGCATCAAATAGTTCTAAATTATGTAACTATTGGTGATTACTCGGTATTAAATCCAATTGTTCAAACAATATCTCCAGTTGGTGCATCAAATCAAAAGGGAATTGTTAATATCCAAAATAATACTTTCTATATTGGAAGGTTAGGACTTCAGACTGTTGGTCAGGAAGCCGCATACTTAAATCAGATAAGAACAAGCGAGGTTAGTGCAAGAATAAGACCATATTTTGACGGCCTTACAGAAGCCGAACTTGAAACTGTTGCCTCAGGTTATATGGATTACAAATATCTTTTTTCATTTCCAACAAGAAAACAAACTTACATTTATGACTATGAAAGAGGTGCTTTTATGGGGCCTTGGCTCACTCCTTTTGGAATATCTTCTTGGCTTGAATATATAAATGGTTCTGGCGAGGTTGTATATTTGGCAGGATGCACAGACGGATTGGTTCGTGATTTTTCATCAAACTATAAATCTGATAATGGAACTGCAATTATTAAAACTGTTAAAACCAAAAAAGAAGATTTTGGTAACTGGTCAGTTCTTAAGGTTATGCGTCTTTTATACGCATTGTTTAGAAATATTGATGGAACAGTAAACTTAAATATAATTTTGGAAAACAGAGCCGGTGGCACTGAAATTGTATCTAAATCTTTTTCAGTATCAAGTGAAACAGGAGGAACTGGTTGGGGAACGGACTTGTGGGGAAGTGCTAAATGGGGAACATCAGGGGGCAATGTTACTGCTGGGGCATCTTTAGACATCATTAGGTGGCTTAACTTATATAAAACTGCAAGAACAATTCAAATTGAAATATCCCAAATTGCAACTGAAACCCAATTTGAAATAGCAGACATTCAAATATCAGCAACATTACAGCCAGAAGGTTCTTTATCTTCTTCTTTGCGTATCTAACTCTTGTATTTATTTATTTATTTTTTATTACTAAATTATGCCGAATTTATATAATGTGCCACTACAAAACGGAATACAAAGAACTTTAGCAAATACATTAAATGCTGGGGAAGTTACAACTATAACTTTTGCAACATCAGTTTCAAGTGTGCTACAAGCATCGGCTTCAATTCCTGGAACATTAGTTATTGACAGAGTTGATGCAAATGGTAATTTAACACCTTCTTTGACTGAATATATTTCTTTTACAGGAGTTTCTGGATCAACTGTTACAGGACTTGTTAGAGGTCTTGCCGGAACATCAGACATTGCTCACTCAATTGGAGCAATAGTTGAGTTTGTGCCAGATGTTACTTGGGCTGACGCTATAAATGATACCTTTACTGTTGGTCATAATGCTGATGGAACACATAAATCTACTGCTTTTGCATCTTTAGTATCTGTTAATTTAGTTAATTCTTCTTTAGATACTTTTACTTTTCAATCTGGTTTTTCAACTGTTTCTGGTGCAACTCAAGGGTCAATGCTTACTTTTAATGCCGGAACAATTACTAATTTATTAGTTGGTGGTATTGATAAATCTTTATCTGTATCTTCAACTGCATCAGGTTTGTTACCTACTTGGGATAGCGTTTACTTACATAAAGTTCACAGACAAGGAAGTAACGCAACTAATTATGTTAGTGGAGGTTCTGTAAATTATTTAGAAACTGATGTAATTTTTCAAAGTGGTGCAATTAATTGCGTTGGTATGACAACTGCTGGAAGCACTAAAACGGTAACTTTTCCTAAAGCATACACACAAATTCCTATGGTTTGGTTGCAATTTTATGATGCAACAAACAGTCATTATGATGTTGTCGGTAACTTAAGAAGCCCTACAACAACTGGTTTTACTATTATAAATAGCCAAGGTGGTATCGGTTCAAGTAGCATATATCTATGGTTTGCACTTGGTAAATAATATGGCTGACACAATTAATGAGAGAATGGCAAAACTTGAAGAAAAAGTTGAAAACATTAAAGAAAATGTTGATGAGGTGGTAAAACACAAACTACCTGCTATTGAACGCAAAATTGAAGGATTACAAAGATATATTTTTATTGGAATTGGAATTGCGATGGCAATTCAACTATTTATCAGTTTTTTTATAAAATAACTACTTGCAAAGTGTTGGGGGGTTGTATATAATATAGATGGCTCGTGAGAGAGAATATGGGCCGAGGACCTACATGTGAGGTGTATCATGGCTGACCTTTGGGGCTGGTTCGCAAATCCGAACGACGAAGACGACACGGACGACACGGATGATGAGTACGATCCTTCAGAAGAGAAGGACGGCGAGGACACCGGCGACCCGGATTGGGAGAAGGCGTTCGACCAAGCCGAAGATGACTACGAAGATGACGACGACGACGAAGAAGATTATTGAGTTGTTGTCGGTCACACAAAGCCCTGGAGAAATCTAGGGCTTCATTCAAATTGCATTATTAAATTTCAAAGAAAGGTAAATATATGGAAAACTCAAAAGAAATAGTATCAAGCCTAACATTTGGTGACTTTGCAGATTTATTTGCAAACATCTACAAGGATGAAAATCACTCATACGAAACTCTAAAACCTGTCATCAAAGGTTTTATGGAGAAAGCAATCGCATCATATGATGAGAAAGCAAGATCTGAGGAAGGAACTCCTTTGTATATCTACATTGCTGGATATGTTAAAGGGGCTGTTACCGACTACAAATCACAAAACTTGCAAGAAGCATAGTTATTTTGTATTTGTATTTTAATGAAACTTAAAGAGTTTATTGCCAAATACAACGGAAAAAAGCTTGATTATGATAATGCATACGGAATTCAGTGCCTTGATCTGTTTAATCAATACTTAGTCGATGTATTTGGCATAACTCAACCAATTAAATTATTTCCGGTAGCGTCAGCATACCAACTATACGACCGGGCATCCAAAACAGATTTATTTGAAAAAATTCCTAATGATCCTTATGCAATTCCTAAAGCTGGTGACATAATCGTCTGGAAAAAGACTGCAAACTTACCACATGGCCATGTTGCAATTTTTGTATCCGGAGATGTTATGAAGTTTGAAAGTTTTGATCAGAACTGGCCACTAGGAAGTGTTTGTGGGATTGTGAAACACAACTACAATGATGTAGCTGGTTGGCTTAGATACAAAGGACCTAAATCTATTGTTGAGCCTATAAAACTTCCTGAAATCAAATTACCTAATCTAGATGGAAATAAAACATATATTGCTGTGGGTATAATGGTTGTGGCTATCATTGCATACCAAATGGGCTATATAAATGAAGAAACATTTAACCTTTTAGACACTATTTTTCTTGCCTTTCTAGGTTTCTCACTTCGTGATGCTATAAAGAAGAAATAGCTCCGATTTCTCAGAGCTACTTTGTAATCTACTGCATCTTTCATGCAATTTTGACAAAAGAATTGATATTGAATTATACCTTGACACACCCCCCAACAAGTGCAACAATCAATATGACCCTGCATCAGTCACAAATTATATTTTTATTTTCCAGGGCAGAAAGGACTTTATGAAAAAAGTCACAAATGCAAAATTCGTATTTGATTTTACTGACATATACCAGTGCTATTTACTTGGTAAGTGCGATAGCAAGTATTTGCTAACATATTGTTTAGACAAAGTAGCAAAGAGATTTCTATCTCATTTGAAAGGAATGCAATATGAGTGTAAATAGTAAACTAACAGAATTACAAAACGAATTAAAAGCACCAAAGACCCAATTAAACCGACAGTTTAATAGATATTACCGAAGTCAAGAAGATATCTTGGAGGCTGTTAAGCCACTTCTTAAGAAGTATGAGTTGCAGTTATATATTTCGGATGATGTTGTGTCTATTGGAGATAGGTTTTATGTTAAAGCAAATGTAACTCTCTCTCACTCTGACGGATCAAAGATTGTTGTAACGGCTTATGCAAGGGAATCTGAAATTAGGACAGGAATGGACGCTTCACAACTTACAGGATCGTCATCATCATACGCCAGAAAATATGCTTTGAATGGATTATTCTTAATAGATGATACTAAGGATCCGGATGTTGATAATTTACCTGTTAAAAACACACCAGTTAAGCAAGAGGTAATACCAATTTCTAAACCTGTTGCTACACCTAAACCTGCATCTGAGCCTCGTGTAACAACTGAGAACACAGGAGTTTATACCGATATGTGTGAAGATTGTGGCGATAAAATACCAACGGCTGTTGTTGTTTACTCCAAGTCCAAGTTTGGTAAAAAGATTTGCCGAAAGTGTCAGGATTTACGAAAATGAGAGTGGTTTGGGATTTTATAGTTAAATGTTTTGATATGTTTGCTAGTTTTGTCAGAAGATCCTATGAGGCTAATCCTCATAGGTTCTTTCTGTTCATTGTCCAGTTTGGGCATACGGCAATTATGATAAACCTGTTATGGAAGGCTTATGACAGAAATGAGATGGAGTTTGTGGTGTTACTTGGTTACTTTGTCATTCACTTAATCATTTATGCCTTCTTGGTTATGGCGATTGAGGATATTAGAAAATTATATAGTTTAGTTCTCGAACTTGCAAAAATGCTTCGAGAAAAAGAAAGTGAGAAATAAATGAGAGAAATTAAGTTTAGGGCTTGGGATAAAAAATATGAAGTTATGCGACCTGTTATAGAGTATTTTAGACCTTATAAATATATACCTGTTACAACAGAAGCAGGGTATCAGTCTATTCGTTCAGAAGTAGGAGATGAGGTATTTTGGGGATTTGGTACTCCAGAAGCAGGAGAAGAAGGTTATATCATTATGCAATACACAGGGCTAAAAGACGCTAATGGTAAAGAGATTTATGAAAATGATGTAGTTAAATATGTTGCTGGAGAAAATTACCAAAACACAGGTGTAGTTATTTGGGTAGATGAAAAAAATTCATTTAACTTAAAAACCTACCCTTTTATGTGTGGGTTTGTAATTCATAATGAACAAGAAAACAAAACAGATAAGTTTGAATGGGACGAAACAAATTATATGGAAGTAATTGGCAACATTTACGAGAACCCGGAATTACTTGAAAGGGAAAACAAATGAGAAAAATTGTATTTTGGATTGCAATTATTTGGATTGTGTTTCAAATAGTCAACAAATCTATTGAAAGAGATAAATATATTGAAATATCACCAATAGAGAAATTATGTCCAAAGTATGAGAATGAACAAACAAGATATATGCCAGCAAAATGTATAGAATACTTTAGTGGAAGGGAAAATAAATAATGGAATATATTTTACTTGTAGCAATAATCTTTTTGGTATGGAGGGTTTTATCTTTATCAAAAGAAGTAAGTAACTTAAAAATTCAAAAAGGTGTAGAAGATAGATTTGTTAAAGCTAATATAGATACTTTGTATAAAAGAACAGAAAGAAATAATTCCATACCTAGTTACATAGATTTACCAACTAAACGTCCATTTCATAGTTTACCTTCAATAAGTTTGTATTCCCAAGAACAATTGGAACAAATGGAAAAAGAGTATGACAAAAAATGGGAAAAGTTTTTGGACGACAAAGAAAGATTGAATAAATGAGTGAGGTATTTAATATAGCGTTTACAGTTTTTACTCTTTTCACTGGTATTTCTATAGGTGTTATTGCGTTCTTAATTACTGTTTTGATTATTTATAAAGGTATAGATTACATTTTAGAAAGGTTAATCAAATGAGGGAAATTAAATTTAGGGTTTGGAATAAGGATTATAAAGTTATGGGGTATGACCCTATAATTAAAGATGGGAAGTATTTTGAAATCATTGGTAATGATATTTGGGGAACTTCTGATGATTATATCTTAATGCAGTACACGGGAATAAAAGATGCTAATGGAAAAGAGATTTATGAAGGGGATATTGTAAAAGAAACAAAAGTTTATGATTACTCTGATGATATAGATGTAAATATCTACCAGATTATTTGGAATGAAAATATAACAGGATTTACAGCTGAAGGTAAAAATGGCTCAAATACAATACATCAAAACAACATGGGTGTTTGTGAAGTCATTGGAAACATTTATGAAAATAGTAATTTGTTAGAAAGTGAGAATGATAATGGAGAATAAATTCGGCGAATATTCGCTTGTTGTAAAAGTTGGGGCTGGTTTGATTGTCTTTTTCATATTTGTCGGTCTTCTTGCCAACAGAAATCAAAGTGTCAGTCAAAAACCTGCTGAAAAAGTGGTTTGTGAGACACAGGTAAGTCTTGATGAACACGAAAGAGTTATCAAAGAGTTTGAAAACTACAAAGCATCAACGAACAAACTAATTGATGTTGACAACAGAGCTTTCGCTATAGCGGCCGAAATGGTTTCAATTTTAGGAGATTCCGTTGACTACGCCTATTTCAATGATGGCGATGGTATGGATAAATCTGCAAAAAGACTTTCAGAAGAAACAAAGAAAATGGAGAAAATAAAAGTTGAGAGAGATGCAGTATTAAAAGAAGTTCAAGTTAATGTAAGTGAGGTAAATTAAATGATGATACATGAGACTCTGATCGCAACTTTCGGCCGTGAAAAAACTGAAAATATATATAATTCTAGTTATTTGTCTGAAGAAAGTGTACTGAAAAACAAAACTGTGTTTGATAAAGAAGCATTTTTCAAGGCTCTTGGTATGACCGAAAGTCAATTTAAAAACCGGTATCAAAACGATTCTATATATCTTCAGATCGTATTTTCCCTTTTAGAAAGGAAGAAAAATGAACGATAAAATTTCACTTTTACCGACCCAAAAATACAAAGAATTTTTAACCGATAGATTTCCGACCGAAAGAACCTATAAAATGATGGTAACCAGAGATAAAAGGTATGCAATTTTCCTTCTTCAAAGGGATGATCATATGCTTTTACGATTTGATGGTCCGAATATGGAAACACTTGATGAAATACGCATGAAAGACATGCCTGACTTCTTATCCCGGGGGTCTCGTATTGTTGATGCCTTTTTACAGTTCTACGGAATTGTTTTAGTGTAAGTGATTATCAGACAAGTCCAGACCAAATTCAATAGTTGAAGTTGGTCTGGAATCTGATAGTTTTATATAAACCAGGTGGCCTTATCACCAGGTTAATTTGTTGAATGCTAACTGCTTAATCACATTCAACAGGTTAATTATATCATTGATTAGGCAAGAATAGGGGTTCGCTTGTCCATAAATGCTGATCCACAGAACAAGAAAAGTTCTGATTTATATATCCCGGAGCATATCCGTTATGATCCTAATTTATCCTTTTTCCAAAAATTCCTTCTAGCAGAAATAATTGCCTTATCCAAACAAACAGGTCAATGTTGGGCTACAAACAAGCATTTTGCAGAAACTTACAATGTTTCGGTAATCTATGTCAGAAAAAGCATCCAAAACCTTATTACAAAAGGTTATATAACCTCAAAACTAAACAACGCAAATGGTGGTGAAAGATTTCTTACCTACATAACAAAAGTATCAGGGGGTGGATACAATAGTATCAGGGGGGGAGATACAAAAGTATCAGGGGGGGAGATACAAAAGTATCAGGGGGGGAGATACTATAGTACCCTCCCCCCTACCGCCGAAAGCACTGATACATCAATGAGAAATGGCAGAAATTCTATGCCGAATAATAAATATAATAATAAAGTTAATAATATATTTAATAAGAAGAACAATTTTTTTAAAAAAAATGTGGATAACTTTAAACAACAAAAACCGGAGTTAGAAATTTTAAATGAGACAAAATCTTACTTGGAGATCATGAATGAACACTTCAAAAAAGTGGAAGCTCAAAGGCGGAAGAAAAGACCCGGCTAGTAGGCTTAAAAATATACCCTAGAAGTTTGTTTAGATGTAAAAACGATACATTACTCATTTCGGTATTTTCTACATCTCAAAATCGATTTTAAAGCGTGGTATCCGTTGGGGTTTTATGGTATAATTTACCTGGGTACAAAACGGACATGATTACGGGCAGGGTCATCTTTTTTTTGTACCCTATAAAATAAATTTTGAAATGTGGAAAAATAACCTGGAGTACAAAATTTTAATAGGGGTATTTAAACCGATAGTATGAGTTTAAAAGACAAAATTTTATCTCTTCTTTGGAAGAAAAAAGGTCCTGGTAGACCAAAAAAATCGTATAATCTTTTTAATGAAAATCTCGAAAGTGTGGCGAGAAAAATTAAACGAAAAAGACGAAAAAGAGTATAATTTTGAATATACCGGTGACATCACCCTTCGAGTTGATGGGTATGAGATAGCAAAAGACTGGATTGATCCTGAATTTTATGACCAGATACACGAAACACTTACATTAGCCCTCACTGACTCCATCCGTACAAACAAAAATCCACTATTTGAATACAAAGAAAAGACAACCAAAGAAGAAAGATATATTTTAAGCGTTGTGTCTCAGTATTCATACCTAAATCTTGATCCGGAACATTTAATTTTGAGATGTATGAAAAAGACAAAACTCTCTAAAGAAGAAGTGGTGCGAGTAATAACAGAAAGAAAGCCGGAGTTTGCAACTCTTATCGGCCTTCTTCCTTAAGCGTTAACTTTTTATTGATTCTTTTCAAGATTTCCCAGATTGTTTTCAGATTCACTTGATACTTCTTTCCAAGATTCCGAATAGACATTCCCTTTTGCCTGTCCGAGAGTATCGCAAGATTGCGTTCTCTTTTTTCGTTTGGCCGGATAATTTCTATTTGTGTCTGTGTTTGATTCATGTTTTTTTTCTTCTTCCCAGTCGGAGATAATTGATTCGATGAAAATGTGATATTTGTCATCTAGATACAAAGGCAATACAAGTCTTTGATCTTCTGGGTGCATATATTTTACCTCATTATACATTTTTTGTTTTTCATCTAGTGTCTCAAAGAAATCTTTTATGGCTTTTTTGTCGGTTTGGTTCATTTTGTGCCTTTCATAATGAATGTATATACATACTTGCCACAAGATGAATTTCCAAACATTTCAAATTCATCAATTAGCACAAGAGCTATATCTTTGATGTTTTTCTTGATTAGATTGTAATCGTACTCTGACACTTCGACCTTGAACTCTTCTTTTTGGCGAATCATTTCGTAGTCGTCGTGACACATAGTATCAAGTAACTGAACTAAGTACTGGGTTTTGAACTTTTGATCCTGGACTGTTTGTTTCATGGCAGGAGTCCTTTCAAACTATTTACTACTTTTCTTTAGAAGTTTTTTCAAATCTTCATCAGCATATTTCTTTTTCTCAAGTTTCAAGCCTTCTGCAAGTCTTTGGTAGTTGTACAAGTAGATATCATAATCTCTTGTCATCTTGAAAATATGAAAACAAGCAATAGAAACTAAAACATAAAATGGGAGTATCACAAAGAAAGTTATGTTAGTTTCAAGTGATGCGTCTGCATCATATTGATTATATGGTGCAAAGAAAAGATTGAAGAATACAGCTATTGCAGTAAAAAGAAACAAAACGGAATTTAATGCAGATAGAAATGAAGTTATCATCAAAAATGCTCTATCTCTTTTTCGGTATATCATATTTAAACCTTTCTGGACCGGAACTATTAACTACTATTAGAATTATTGTGGCATCTGTTGGGGGGTATGTCAAGAGTTTGTTTTTCTTGTATAATTTATGTATGAGTGAAGTAAATAATGACAACACAGAAATTGTTCCACAAATCGAAAACAAAAAAAAGAGAGGTTTTGCAGCACACCCAGAAAACATAAACAGGAAAGGAACACCAAAGCGTGAAGATCAGTGGTTTACCCTTTTCAAACTAAGAGGTGAAGAACTTGACCCTAAAACTAAAAGACCATCAAGAGTTGAACTTGTTAATATGGTTTATGTTGAGGCTCTAAAAGGCAACTTAAAAGCCGCACAGATAATTTTTGATAGAACAGAGGGAAGACCAATGCAACAAACTGATTTAACAACAAATGGCAAAGATATTCCAGCCGGTGCATTAGTGACATTCATACAAGAAGCAAGAAATGCAGAATCAAAAGTTAATTCAGATTCCAATTGAATACAAAAGACTTTTTGATAGAGATTGGAGGGAAGCGGCAGTTTATGGTGGAAGATTTTCTCTAAAATCACATACTGTGGCAAGACTTCTTCTTATCCGGGCAAGAATGGAGAAAACCAGAGTTGCTTGTTTTAGAGAGTTTCAAAACTCAATTGCCGATTCATCTCATCAATTACTTGTCGATTTAATCAACCAATATGAAATGTTTGATTTCAAAGTGACAGATAACTCAATTGTTAATCAAATAACTGGTTCTGACTTTCTTTTCAAGGGCTTACACAGAAATGAACAAAGCATCAAATCAATTGAGGGAATAGATGTAGCGTGGTGTTTTGTAGCAGGAACAAAAATTGATGGTAAAAACATTGAAAGTCTCAAAGTAGGTGATTATGTCAAATCATTTAATCATGTAACAAATGAAATTGAAAAAAGAAAAGTTTTAAAGACTTTTAAAAGAAAAGCACCGGATAAATTGTTAAAAATATTGACTTCGCATGGTAGCAAATATACAATAACAACATACGAACACCCATTTTATGTTAAAAATAAAGGTTATGTTGAGGCCAAAAATTTAAAAATAGGAGATATTTTATATTATGAAGAAAAAAGAAATACCGGACCAATTACCTTGTTTAGGGAATTGTGGAATTTATATAGAAATAAATACCAAGGACAGAAGACAAAAAGCATTGAAGAATGGCGGTTTAATTTGTTGGGATTGTGTAAAAAAAAGAATGTCAGAAAGAATGAAAACACAAAATCCAATGTCAGACCCTTTAGTAAGAGCGAAGTTAATTACGACTTTAAAAAAAATAAATCACAAACCAAAAATATTAGGGGGGAATGGAAGAGGCTACACAAAAGCACAAAATTTATTATACGAAAAATTAGGCAGAGGTTGGTGGAGAGAGTTAGTAGTCACGACTGGTTTATCAAAATACAAAGATTACCCGACCAATTACAAAATAGATTTAGCAAATGTTTATTATATGTTAGCAATAGAATGCGATGGTACGGCTCACCGTGGAATAAAATCAAAGGAGGAAGACATGCGAAAACAAGAATTTTTAGAGAAATCAGGGTGGAAAGTATTGAGATACAGGAACAAAGAAATCTTAAACAATACAGACTCAGTGATAAAGGAAATTATGTTTACAATATCGAAGTTGAAGGAAACAATAACTACTTTGCAAACGAAATATTAGTCCATAATTGCGAGGAGTCACAATCCTTAAGCCAGTCATCAATTGAGATCTTAACGCCAACAGTTCGTAAACCTGGATCTCAAATAATTTATACATACAACAGACTTTTAGACGAAGACCCAGTTCATAAAAGACTTGTTATCGAAGGCAGACCTAATACTTTAGTTATAAATGTAAATTATGATGTTGCGTTGAAATACGGTTATATGCCTGAGTCTGTGCGTCTTGAAATGGAAGATGACAAAGCAAAAAGACCTGCGTTATACAAACATAAATGGCTTGGGGAACCTCATTCGTTGGAATCAAGGATATACAAAGATTGGCAGTTTGTTGATGACATACCACACGAAGCAAGACTTATGAGATACGGACTTGATTTTGGTTACACGCAAGACCCCTCTGCCCTTGTTGCAATCTATTACTTCAACGGAGGATACATAATTGACGAAATCGTTTATCAAAAAGGATTATCAAACAAAGCAATTGCAGATATCCTGCACTTGCAACCACAGGCTACAGTTGTAGCCGATAGTGCTGAGCCTAAATCAATTGATGAGATTAAAAGTTATGGAATTGTGATATTACCTGCAACAAAAGGTCCCGGAAGTGTAAATCAAGGCATTCAGTTTGTGCAAAGTCAGAAGATATCTCTGACCAAACGAAGTGTTAACTTATGGAAGGAATACTCAAATTACTTGTGGAATACAGATAAAAATGGCAAGACAATAAATGAGCCACAGGGTTTCAATGACCACCTTATGTCGGCTGTTCGGTATGGGTTTGATAAGATAAACCCGGAATCGCAGATGCAGAAGTATGTGCCTCAGAGTTTTAATCAATGGACAATCTCATAACTTTTTGTATTACTTAGTCATGGCAAAGAAAAATAATCAGAAAAAAGACTTTCAGAACTACGAATTACTCGCAGAACTTAATTATCATTACCAATTCTCTCAAGATGACATGGACAAAAGAAAACTTAGAAAGAACGGTTGGGATGACACTCTAAAGGCATATTTTGGCAAATTACCAAACAATTGGCCATATCAAACCCAAGTTACAGATCCAGTTATTAGAACTGCAATCTTGGAAAAGACTGCAAGAATGTTTGCCGGAAAACTAAGGGGAACTGTTGTGCCAAGAGAAGGTGCTGACGCAGTATCAGCCAGAATACAAAACGCAATTCTTGATTTTCAATGGGATTACGCCACAGAAGGTGGCTCTATGCTTGAAAAAATTATCCTATCTGATATCCAAACCAGAATCTTTGGTGCTTCATTTGGTCTTTGTTACTGGGATATTAAAAAAACACAAGGTGGAGAAACATTTGAAACAAACGAGTTCAAAGTTTTAGACAACAGAGATGTCTTTGTTGATTACCAATCAAACCATATCAGAAATGCCAACTGGGTGCAGGTCAGAGAATGGGTCACATTTCAACAACTCAAAGAGAAAAATGACGGAGGTCAGCCAATTTATCAAAATCTTGATTTACTTGAATCCAAATTATTAGATAACGATACACCAGCACCACAAAGAAGAGATAACAGATACACCTCAATTGTTAAACAGTTGAGATCACTTGAAGATAGAGTCGGACAAGATATCTATTATCCAACTATTGAACTTGTGACTGAATACAGAAGGGACAGATGGATAACATTTGCTCCAAGATTTGGTGTTATCTTGCGAGATATCAAAAACCCATACAAAAATATGGAGATTCCAGTTGTCATGCTTAGATATTATCCAGTTGGTGATGATGTATATGGCGAGTCTGAAGTGGAGTCAGTATTACCTCTTTACAGAGCAATAAATGCCACATTATGCGGCTTTATAGACCAGATGAACCTTGGTATGAGACCACCGATTAAAGTGGCACAAAATGCGGCAGGAGTTCGTATGGATACCATTCAATATGGCCCTAACGCTTTGTGGCTTACCGGCGATAGCGTTAATAATATCCAGGAACATGTAACTGGAAATCAAAGTATTTCACTTTTTCAAAACTCATATACTGCTCTTAAAAATGCTTTTAACACAGCAATGGGTGAGGCTTCTCAATCTCTTGCTCCAATTGGTGCATTCGCACAAGATAGAACTGCAACCGAGATAAGAACGGCTAACAGACAAACAGTAGCAAGGGACAATTACAACCAGATATACCTTGAAGAGTTCCTAAAAGATTTAATGATGAAATGGATATCAAACAATCAGCAATTCTTGTTTTCTGATCCAAGCAAAGAGTCTGAAATTATTAGAATTATTGGAGAACAAGAAATATCAGAGCTTGAAGATTTAGGACTTGCAGGAGAAGAAATACCGGATGAGGTTATGACTGATGCCGAAGAAATGATAAACGAAAGAGGTGGGGATGTGACAATGGAAGAATTAGAAACCATTTCTGAAGTTTCCAAAACTCCAAAGTATCCTGTAATGGTAGGCGGTGAAGTTAGAAAGAAACTTGAAAAAGATAATTTTGGCAAATTTGCAAAACTATTTGTTACAAGTGATGATATGAGAGGATTATATGACTATATTCCTGATGTTAAATCAATGGCTGTTGGTGTATCTGATGAGACGATTAAGGGCAGAAATCAAGCACTTACCCTATTACTCTCTCCAGCTATTGAAGCCAAGTTAAAATCTGAAGGCGTTGATGTTAAAATTAGTATGTTACTCAAAGAAGTATTAGCTGATAACGGAGTTAAAAATCCAGAGAAGTTCTTTGAAGAAAAAGAAAATGACAAATCAAGAGAATTACCAATATCTTTCCCAGGATCAGAAGCAGTTGCTCCAGCAAACGGAGTCGCTCCTGTACCTCAAACAGACACCGGGATGGCAGGTATTACGGGCATACCTAGTGGGGCTCCCGAAGTTCCCGGATCCCAAGAACTATAATTCAATGGAGGAAGTTTTGATTCCATACATTCAAGCGTATGGTGGGGCTGAGGCTGTAAAACAGATTCTTCAGTGGATGGACTCGCAAGAGTTTACATATCAAGACTTAATCGAGAGAAATGAAAGACAAAAAGATTCAGGAATCTAAAACAATTGAGTTTTACGAACATACAACAAAGATTGACCCAGCATTCTGTCATCATACTTTCAAAAGATTATCTATAACTCGTGTGTTATGTAAAAAATGTGGTGTTGGATTCTTTGATGATCCATTTAATCCGTTCCCAGTTGACGAAATGAATAAACAAATTAGGAAAGAGAAAAAAGAAAAAACACTTGAAAAATAACTTTCTTTTATTATTTCTATATTATGAATCCACAACTACAAAAATTTCTACCTTATTATGTTCCAACAAAGAATCAAACTTTTTTTTCATCTGGTAGAAGCCAATCTTCTTTAAACCAACCAGCTTCATCCTTGACACAACCAGTAGGAAAGACGCCTTCTGTTATGGGGTCAACACAAGCAATACAAGGACCTATGCCACAAACTAGTTTAGCAACTGCACCTGCAAGACAAGTTACACAAACACAAGCCCAAGCTCAAGCTCAAGCTAAAATTCAAGCACCAAAGACTACTAAACCTACTTCAGTTTTATCTGCTGCTGAAAGTGAATATCAGAAAAAATTACAAAAAGAACTAGACCGAGCATATAAATCAGGACTTGAAAACATCCAGTTTCAAACCACAGAATTACAACAAAGACAACCAGAACTTGAAAGACAAGTTGAAACTCAATTTCAAGCATTAGTTCCAGGTATTGAAAGACAAAGAGAAACTGCACTTGCTGAAGCAAGAAGGCAATATGAAGCAGGACTTCAAAGAGGTCAGCAAGTATTTGGTGGCGTTGCCGGATCTAGTGCCGCTCAAGCAACCCAAGATATTGCATCACAAGAATTATTAAGACAACAAGGACAAGTTCAAACACAAACTGCTGAAGCACTAAACAAAATCAACCTTGAAAAGATAACTAGCTTATCAAAATTACGAGATGACTTTAGAAAAGAACTACAAACTATAAATGCTCAAAAATTTGAACTCGCATCTCAAAAATCAAACGCACAATTACAAGCACTTCAGGACTTTGCTACAAGAAGAAGGCAATTAGAAGATTATTACACTACAAGACAAGCAACTCTTGAAGATGCAGCAAGAGCCGCAGCTGAAAAAGCAACTGTTGCAACACCACAAAAAGCATCTTACCTAACATCTTTAGGTTTTGATGACGCTGCAAGAAAACAAGCAATTCAAAGCTTTATCGCATTAGGTGATGCTTACCTATCGAGACAAAATCTAAGACGGGCTGTTGTAAATGGTAGAGAAGTGTTGCAAGACACAAATACAGGTGAAACATTTGATGTCGAAACTGGTGCTAATATTACTATTTATTGATAACTTCCTCCTAAAATTGTATTTCTAAAATATGAAC